AAGTCTTCAATAGCCTCTGCTTTAAGAGCAACTTGTGGGCTGTTTCCTGCAGTCTGGAATACAAAGTCTGTAGAGTCAAACATGACTGCCAGACCAGCAGAATCAGTAATTCTTAAGATGTCAAATGTAGCAGAGTCTGCAGTGAATGTCGTAAAGTGTGCAGAATCTACACCACTAATATTTGTAAAGGATGCGTTGGTAGCAGCAAGATTCGTAATAGTAGCCGAATCAATAGTTGCAATATCAATGTCAACTAAATCAATATGAGATGAATCAATATCTGCATAATCGATATGTGCTCGGTCAATGTCAGCGCTATCAATATGGGCACTATCAATATCAGCATAATCAATGTGTGCGTTATCAATATCTACAGAGTCAATATGACCAGAGTCAAAATCGAACGTTCTAATATATGCAGAATCTACATTTGCTTGATTTAATGCAGATAATCCAGTAACATCCAACGCAATAAAGTCTGCAGAGTCTGCGCTAATATTACCATTGGTGCCAGTAGTACCAGTAACATGTAGATTTCTATTGATCTGGAATTCTGAGTCTGCATCATAATATTCAAATTTTGGAGGCGTGATTGATCCCCATGCAGAAGAATCACCAATTTGAATACCACCACCTGTAAGATCAGATGTATTAGTAGCATCATCACCAAGTACTAGATTCTTATCACTAATAGTAACTTCAGTAGAGTTAACAGTAGTAGTCGTACCTTCGACTCTTAAGTCACCTAGAATAACTAATTCACCAGAGTCACCTACTGGGAATGGGTTAATAGTAAGAGTGGAACCAGTAGTTGATTGAATAGTTGTTCCAGAAATAGTGATATTACCAATCTGAGCACTATCTGTAACTTTAACACTAACGGCTGTAAGATCTTCTATTGTAGCAGAGTCAGTAACTTCCAACGTTGTCACTGTAGCCTGTGCTACGGTTGCTGTACCAGTTACATCCAGGTCTACTACTGTAGCCGAATCAGTAACATTCAATATAGGAACAGTTAAATTACCACCTGCCGCAATCGTCAGATTATTAATTGTAGCAGAATCAACAATTAAAGAACTAATACTATCAAGAGTCGCGCCACTGAATACAATTACACCAGTTGCTGCGTTAAGTACTAAGTTACCTGTAGAAGTTGTAATAGTATTGTCGTCTGCTTCACCAAAGCGAAGATTGTCTACACGCCACTTGTCAATAACACCTAAGCTATCTACAAGAGGAGCGGTACCATGAGATGCTCCAGTAGGAAGAGTTGTTTGCAGAGAACCAGGCACATGGTCCATCATTTTGGTGTAGTATTCACCACCTACGATAGCCGCTCTACTAGTTCCTCCGTCTGGAACACCTACAAATAATCTTTGGCCTGATGCTCCAGCAGTTGCTTCTGGTGCTCCTGATCCAAATGTATATGCGGGTTCACCTCTGGCAAGTACACCAGTTCCGGGAGCATTGTCCGAATCGGAACGTTTTAAAAGAATTATGGCAGCCATTTAGAACGTGCCCCCTTCGACGGTCTGTTTATCTAATATGATTTTCGCTTTAAAGCCTCTATAACCAGGGGTATTGACGTTATCGTTAAACATCAAGATACTTCCATCTTGAATTACAGAATAAGCTGGAGAGTTTAATCGTGTATCATTATCAACAATACCTGCAATTGGATTACCGTCACTATCAAATACATCAAGCATATTAGCCAGAGCAAGACGCGAGTCAGGAATAGCCTTAAGAGAGCCAGCTGGACTACCAATTACAATTTTTTCAACCAAAGTATTATTTTGATATTGTACTTTGACTTTTTTAGTCTCTTTATCTCTTCTTAATTCATTGACGTAAGTTGGCATCTGTTACCTCGTGACCGAAGGAGTTACTGTTAATTTACCTTCGAGAATTCTCTCTACGGTCGTATTAACGTCACTTAAATCACCATTCATTAATTCAACATCATATACGTATCTTCCAGGCTTCATCAATTCAGTTTTAGCTCTATCTAAAAGAAGATTAATAATACCTGCGCCAATAGGAGACCCATAGCTTACAGAAAAATCAAAGATTTGATCACTGTCTGTAGTATTGTATGTCTTTTTAATCTTACCTGCAGCAATAAATCCTGCCAAGTTTTTAGGTGTATTATCCTCTTCAACTAGGTGGAGTTCAATAGCTATATCACTTCCGCGATCAACAGTAAGGTCTCTTTGTTGAGCCATTATTTTTCCTTTAGATTACAATATAATATTCTTATTTATAATCAATTAGATTTAATCAAAGCAGTAACAAGATCTTTTAATTCATTCACTTCATTCTCTAATTTAGTAATTTTTTTATCTTTTTCAATTCTAGCTTTTTTTCTTATCTTTGCTTTTTTATAAGCTTCAGTATCCATATTGGAAACAAACCCTGTAGTTGCACTTTTATACAGGGTACTGCTTCCTTCAACCTTTACATAATTATCCATATTAAGTTCCTAATGCAATTGCTCTCAGATCTTGAATACGCGGAACTTTTGAAGTGTTACTAGAGTTCATTACCATCTTAATTTGGAATGTAGAGAATTCTGGTAATGATCCTCCTGGTCCACCGATAGTCCATTCATGCTGTCTAAAGGTAGATGGGTTATCATCTGTACCGATCAAGTTATCCGGAGCTTGGTAAACAAAAGATTGATCTTCAATGCTGCCTTCTACACCTTCTTGCAACGTTCTGTAGTAAAGCTTAATGTTTGATCCTGTTGGCAAGTTAACTGCAGAAAGAACTTTTAAACCTACTGCAGCTTGTTCAAGCGTGATAGGAATCGTCAAGTGCTTAGACATAGCCGAACCAGCATACGGATCGGTTTCAGAAATATATTCAATAGGATTATTAAACGGGAAAGAAATATTAGGATCAGAATCCTGGTTATCGATAATGTTACTAATAGCAACAATTGACGATGTCTGAAGATCTAATGTTGGAGATACCCACGTATCGGTAGTACTAAAGGTGCTAGTAATTTTAGCCGACTTATTAGAATTAAGTCTATCAGCCTCAGTTTGTGGGTTAGCAATAACTCTTGGTGAATCAAATCTAATAAGCTGACCTGGCTGCACATCTCTTCCTGTTGGAGTACCGTAAGATGAAGAAGATGAATTGTTAGCCTGAGCCAAGGATAGCGTAGTAGAAAGAACCGTATTAAAGGATGTGCTAGTTGCTTCTACACTGAATACATCCAAATTAGGGATCATTTCATCAACCAAAATGTTTTGATCAGCAACTACATTTAATCCGCCTGTTTGTAAGGTAGCAGTTGCTACAGAATCAGCATCAAACTGATATCCGTATCCATCTACCTTTGTAAGGGTTTTAAGGCCGATTAAGCTTGTTCCCTTAATACCAGCATATGTTGTATTACTGTCAAATCCACTAATATTAACCTTATCACCTTTTAAAAATCCATGACCGACATGAATCAACGTAACAGCACTATCACCACTATCAGTCAAGAGCGGATCTCTAGACAGATTAACTGTAGGAGCAGAGGAGCTGTCATTAGTAAGAGTAAATGCACCGCTAGTAGTAAAGTCAGCGCGGTTCAATCTAAACATCATATCTCTACGTTGATCTGGTGTCCAGGTAATAGCGTTTTGAGACATAAAGAATGAACCAACAGAAGGCTGCTTGTTAACTCTTTTTGTAGTAGATCCTACTAAGAAATCTTCAATCTCTGCTACCCATACTGTATATTCTTGGGTATTTGCAATCAGTACAAAACAATATTCAGTATAACCATTAAGGTATACTGGACGATCGAAAGTAAATTTAGTAGAAGCAGATCTAATACCATCCATTGCACCTGCACCGGCAGCAGTAACCTGAGCTGTGGTATATTCGGTAACATCTGTTGGCTTCTTAAGAACTACCGATCCTGGAATAATATTATTCTGGGAAGGCACGCCGTTTTCAATAGGTCTAATTTCTAAACGAATAGGAACGTTAGAGGTAGACTTAGATGCAAAGAATACGTCTACACTAGTAATGAATCCACCGTTTCCATTTTGCAACTGGAAGGATTGAGCAATAGGCTCTCTAGTACGGACCTTAACTCCTGGTCCTGGTCCCACCCTTGTTCGACGGGTGGTTCTAGTACGGGATTGCTGTGGCTGTGGCCGTGGCCGTGGAACTGGACGAGTTCTACTTCTTCTAGTAGTAGAAATTACGTCAACCAAAGACACTTCAATACCCAAAGCGCTGTAGTTAGTAGCAGCACCTGAAAGAGCATCATTTTCATTATCAGTGCTAATATCTAGAATTTTAACTAAGGTTTGACCGCCGTCGAATTTAATTGTGTCATTATTAGGAATAAAGAAGGAACCTTCGATATCTCCAAATGCATCAGTTGTAAAATCACCTGGTGCAGAAGCAGTATTTGGATGCCCGGTTGAACCAGCATACTCACCACCTAAGAAATCATCAGGAGGAGTTACTTCACCGAATCTTCTATAGGTTTCTTTTTTAACATAATCACCGATGTTTGTTCCATCAAAAAACATAAAGTGTTGTCTATTAGGAGCTAATTGGCTAGCTCTAAAGAATACTCTTCTAGAGCGAATAAACGGAATAAGATCAATTTCTACTACTCTTTGACCTATTAAGGTGCTGGTTGTTGTAGTTGTTGTTCTACCACTAGTAGTTGTTCTACGAGAAAGAACACGGCTTTGACCGATAATAGACCCTACTTCAGGAAGCGCAAGATCTTCTGCAATTCCTTGAGGACGAATAATACTATTAGCTATATCTCTTTGCTCATCAGGAGTAGTGCCTCTTCTATTATTTCGGACTCTTCCTGCTGTTATGTTTTCAGTACCTGCTATTACATCCTGTCTCCAAACATCAAACTCTGGAGAAAGTTCAAGATCTCCAGAATACAGAATAATATCAAATGGGTTAACATTTTCAGTTTCAGTTGCAACGTTCTGGAAAAAGACTGGAGTTTCGCTATAGTTAAGATATACTACATCATTTTTAATAACTGTTCCAAGATTATTACTTAATCCACTATCATATACCATTCTAGCATTTTGTGAATTTGCTAATGGTGCAATAACATTTGTCTGCGCATCTAAAGATGCAGCATATTGTCCACTAAAAATATCAGAGAAAACTAAGTCTTTAAAGTTGTCTGCAAAGAAACCATTTTTAAATCTATTGTTTCCTGCTGAATCAAATACTTCAATCGTAGAGGTTTCAAGTTCAAGAAGGTTAAGGGTAACGGCTTCTTCAATATTATCAATACGCTTTACAATGTCTCCAATGTCTCGCATAGTGTAACGACGGTTGTCAACGTACTTAGAAGATAGGTCAGCTTGATTATCAGTATATGGATTTAAGGTAAAGTTATATAATTCCATGCCGTCAGTAGGTACTTCTGGCTTAACAGGATTTACGTTAGGCTCACCCTCAATATAAACCAATCCATCTGAAGTTGCAATTAAAATATCTTTTCTTGACTGGTAGTATGTTACATCAGCCTGAATAGTATCAGTGTTTCTAGGGAACTGATTAACCAAGTTTGATACAAATGTACCATCAGCAGCCTTTACACTTCTAAAGTCAAGTACGTTTCTCAGTTCAATCTCGGTACCATTATTCTGGCGGAAGGTAGGAATATCTTCGTAAGCAATCTCACCAGTATAGGAGTTAGCAGAGAAAAAGTCTCCTGATGTTCCGTGCTGGAAGTAGTCGTACTTAACTCTAATTGGCTGTGGAACAGTTCCGCTTTTAAGAATTGCTTTGCCGCGATCATAAAAGTTGTCTCGCTGACCGTTATCCAAAACAAATCTATTTGTTACATCATTGCTGTCAGCATCAAGTACTTCTTTGAACTGGTAGATATCTGCATGGGTTAAAACTAATTCATTGTTAGTAAGGGATCCCGTATCAGTAAAATCTGCAATTAAGTTTTTAGTTCTATTTGAGGCTAAGCTTTCCCTATTAACATAGTATACTAAGCTGTGGGCGCCGGTGCCGCTAAGACTCGTAATACTGGCAGAAGATTGACCGTTTGTGATAGCAGGACTAGCAACAATATCTCCATTATCATCTGTTAAGATCCAGAGCGCTTCGTCTGCATAGCTTTCTGTAGTAAGACCTGGAAGAGTTAAAGTTCCTGCACTAGGTGTTCCAGAGAAAAACCTTTGCTCGGTCAGCCCAGTAACATTAACACTTTGTGGTCTATTGCGTGGAAGCTCGAAGAATGCATTATTGTCATTAATTTCTTTCATAACAGCAACACTATCTTCTAAGACCAGATTGCCATAGTCATTGTTGTCTGCAGAGTCACCAATACTTCTAATGTCTCTGAATCCACCAGAGGTAATATTTACATCAAAAAGGTGGAATCTGTAATATCCTCCAGACTGAGCGACCTGTCTAACCCGAGCTGTACCTACTGCTGTTCCAGTACCACTATTATAACCATTAGTATTACTAAAAAGTGTGCGTTTAGCAAACGTTCCTACATCAGGAAGACCTTTTAGAGTATCAATCTGAACATAGTTACCATATCTAGCGCTGATTGCTTCAGACTCGACTAACTCAGTAGCTCTAGACTTGTTAACAATAATGTCGGTTTTTGTTGGTTCTTCATATCTAAAGCCATTCACATACGAAATGCCCGGGCTAACAGAAAGCGTAAGCTTAGAGGTATCTGTATTAGATTTAAAATTAGCAGTAAATTTTTCTACAACGTAGTTACCAGACTCTTCAAAAGTACGCTTGGCTAACTCTTCACCAAGTACATTATACTGATTACGATCAATTTCACTTTGAAGCTGACCTTCAATAAATCTATTAGTAGTAATGAAGTTGTCTGCGCTATCTGCAGTATCCGAAGTAGCAAGAGTAAGTCGAATTCTATATCGATCCGCACCCGGTGCTGTGCGATTAGGTTCTACGTTCTGATTGTCATATAGTGCATCAGTGTCGTCAGAAGAAATAATGTCTTCAGTAATAATAAACCCAATATCAGTTGTTGGAGTATTACTGTACTTACTAATGATTAAAGATTGTGCATCCATTTGTACAAAATGCCCTTGTACAAAATATGCGCCTTTATTTACAGTAACTCTAAAACCTTTTCCTACAACCGGAACTCCTGGGGTTTCCTGTAGAGTTGTAACAGTACCACTTCCATTTGTAACACTCAACTCTGTATTAGATGCAAATCTAATTGTTGTGGATCCACCAGTCACATTCAAAACATTAGTATATTCAATATAAGCCGTAGCAGGGTTATCTTCGTCAACGCGCTGAACAAATTCAATTACCCGAGCAGTAATATTGCCACCTTCAATAATTGAACCTACGGCAATATTAGTCGGAGTACCTTGAAGTTTTACAAACTCATAGTCCGGGTCTGGAGCCATTCCTCCAGGATTTACTACCGCACCTTCTTTAAAGATGTTACGGCCAAATCTTTCCATTTCCTTCTGGATAATGGTCTGAGCCTGTGTAAGCTCTCTTGCTTGAAGTGCACGACCCGATCGGAATAGAATTCGGTGATAGTTATCACTATCATTAAAATCGTCCTTATAGGTACTAGAGAATGTGGTATCGCTAAAAGCTGTGGGCATTTTTTACTCTCTTAAATCTTAAAGTTGAATAATGATTTTAACGTCTTCAGTACTTGCGGAGTCGCGTGTGATCGCAGCGCGGCTATCAATATAAAGCAATTCACCGGAAAATGGATTAATTTCACCGTTTGAGTCGGATACAAAGTTACCAACATTATTAGAATCTAAAACATTATGAATTGCATTTACACCAGTATCGCTTGCTGAAAACTGAGTAAATCCTAATTTTTCATTTTGATGATATAAAAGAGTGGTATTTCCACCATCAACTATAGCGTCATCTACAAAAGCCTTTGCTCCAGTAAATCCACCTACAATGTTCATATCTTTAAGTAAATCTGTACCTGAAACAGTAAGACGGCGCAGCGCGCTACCTGTGGAAGCAGTAAAATCTGAATCATTAGGCTTTGTAATATTTCTAAGTAGACCTACTTGTCTAAATTCTTGTCCTACCAAAAAGTCGCCAGATCCTAAAGATCCTGTTAGTTTAGCATTAAACATAATAGAAGTTGATCTTAAATCATCTCTAATATCTTTACCTACGCCATTTTTAGAAATAACTGGGCGAATAACAGCTTCAGTTGTAGGAGCACTGCTACTAGTAATTTTAATATCAGCATAATCATATCCAGATCCAAATCCAAATCCACCGGATCCATTAGAATCAGTTTCGGCTTTAACAACTGCGCCTGTTGTTGCGCTAACTGTTAACTTAATAGTAGCGCTAGATCCATTACCTTGCACTACTGCAGTGGAATTAGATGCATAACCAGCTCCACCCGATACAATTTTATATCCAACAATTTCACCTGCAGTTGCTGCAGCCTGTACCGCTAATTGTTGCTGTTCCGCTATAGTGTTAAAACCGCCGCCTGTAGCAGAGTCGACTTTTTCAACTGGGATAAAGTTTGCAGTTGCAAAGTCATTTAATTTAGTTGGATCTAATACTGTTAAGAATCTCCAAATATAACCGTCACCAAGCTGTTTAGTTCCTTCAGTTGGAAGAATATTGTCACCTGGATTATTTAAAGATGGGTTAATTTGACCTGTTGCAGTTTTACCTTGTTGAAGACAAATATATACTCTGTTGTTAGAAGTAATTACATAATACTGGCCATTTCCAGTATCGTTAGCTGTAGTATTACCTAAAGCAGATACATCACCTTCGTATGCTCGATAAATGGTACCTGAAGACCAGTTATATCTTTTAGAAACAAAACTAACAGTATTTGTTAAAGTTACTGATTGCAAATTAGACCTAAAATTAGTCTTTTCTCTTTCAGAATTAACTATTTGACCAGCAATTGGTACAACATCTGTAGAGTCCTGCCACGTATCAGATTTGCCAATACCAATAAAATATCTAGTGGCAGAGTCGGAAGTATCAGTGATGATCTTTTCGATCAAAAGCTTCTTGGTATCATCTGTAATAATTGCGGGCATGTTTTATCTCTTCTTAAGTAACTGTTACGCCGGTATCGGTACCGACTAAGAACCAGGTATCGGTAAACCAAATAGCTTGAGCAGTAGCATTTTGCGCTAGGGTAAAACTAGTATCAGTAAAAGATGCAGGAGTAATTACCGCGTTTGTAGTACTCTTATTAATAAAGATTTTATATTCGCCATTTTCAGTACCATCAATTAAGTCCGCAGCTAAAGCTCCAGTTTTATTTAGAATAATAAGTGATGCAGTATCACTAACATTCCCATCTGCAACCATCTCCTGCGGCTTGTACGCGGTTTTATTTAGGCAAATTGAACCAGTGCCTTTGGCTGCAATTTCAATACCAACGTCATTACTATCTCCTACGGCTGCGACCTTAGGAACCGCAGAAGCATTAGAGGAAATCTCAAGATAATTTGCTGGTACACCGGTACTAGTTAATCCTAAAATTTCATTGGCATTAGAATCTACAATCGCAGACGTAATATATGGGGTAGTAAGTCTAATGTTAGTAAAGTTAGTTTGTCCTGTTCCGGCATTCATGTCTACATTGTATGAAGCATCTTTACTAGAAAGCACATCGCTGTCAATAAGATTAATCCAATTTGTAGCATGGGCAAAAACCGCGCGCTCAGTATCGTGTACATGTGCAAACATGCCGTGATAGACTGTAGCACTAGGAAGAAGTCCAGCACTATCATACTTATTACCGAATAATACTTTAGCGCCAGTGCCATTGGCAGAGTCAGCCAAGTCTAAAATAGCAGCTGCGCCAGTTCCCTCTACAACAGGAACTTTACCATCTTTATGTGGAA